CTTTTATATTACCGCGGGAGTACCTAAGCGCCCCCTCCGTCCTTTTACACTAGACAGGGCGCCTCTCATTCCGGCGCCATCTACCCGAGGACTTGTGAACAAGTGACTTACCACTACGCATGCTGCTGCGTGCATTGGTGGCACTGGTACAGTTGCCTCGCTTGCTTAGATCAATCACATTAGCGCAACACTTGCCGCGTCGATTATTAAGGCAATCTAAGCGGCTACAGTGTATTGTGGTCATGTGATAACCTCTCTTTATTTAATAAACCAAAAGAGACGCCTCGCTAATATTCGGGCGCCTCTTTTGGTGGTTTGTTAGGTCTTAAGTTTAAGGGATAAAAACTATGAACCAGTGATGCATTGCTCATTCGTCATTATTTGACACTATCATTATAAATCTTTTGTACTGTCGCGTCACTGACAACTTACTGACAACTTTTAGCCCATTTTGTCAAGTCCTTACCCTTGCACGGTTGCCAGGGCAGCCGCCCCCCATAACAATATGGATAAGTCCTCGATACCTTTATCGGCATAGCGCCACGCCGTGCGCTCATCTACCCCTACTACATCGGCTATCTCGTCCATGCGTTCCTTGTCGATGTAGTAGCGCCATACTACATTAAAGTACGGCTCGTTGTTATATTCGCACTGCCTTTGATACGCGCTAAGCATAGCATCAACATGCGATAGCATGACCTCCGTACGTTCTTTGCTTTGGGCAATGGCCACAACTTTTATAAATCCTTTAGCATCAAATACCTCAGCGAGCACCGCCTGTAGTTGCGAAGGCATACTCTCCGTCGTATTACTTATCGCCTCGTCGATGTGCGTCTGCAATTCTTTATATCCTCGCAGTAACTTTTTTGTATTATCGATATAGCGCTTGCGGATATACCGCGCCTGCTCTTTGCATTTTTTATCAAATACCTCTATTGCAGTCTTAGATGCTAATTTAATAATTTCCGCCTGTGTAAATGGTCTTTCCTTGTCAGTCATTCGCCCACTCCTTAAATTCTAACCGGTTGTTCTTGCTTTGGTATCTAATAGGCAACTCCGCGCCTAATGCGTAGCCGTACTCAATCATACAGCCCCGCGACTCTTGCCAATTATGCGCCAGCCATAACTCGTCGCACCGACTTAATAGTTCGAGGCACTTATCCATGCCCGGCATATAATCCACGGCCCTATATGCCTCTTCCCATAGGGGCACCGGTGATACGAATACGTAGTCGTCGGGGTAGTCGATAGTCAAGTCATTAATCAACTTTTTAATATTTTCCAAATTATCCGGATCGCCTCCGTACGGATGCGCGATATAAATTAAATTCATCTGCTCAGGTACTCCTCTCTACACTTACTACTACAATACACCTGATGCCGGCTCCCGGCCTGAAATATCCGCCGGCACTCTTTGCATCTATTAAAAACCGGGATGGCCTGTCGCGCCCCTTCTTTAGCCTTGGCCATTAGCTGCTTTTCTCTAGCCCGTCTTTCTCGCGCCGCTCGTATATTCCCGTCATGGCAACACTGGGCGCTACAATATTTCCGCCCATGAGAGGGCTTAAATTCCTTGCCGCACGCTTTGCAAACTCTAACCGCCGGGGACGTCTGCTGCGGATACGCAGCGGATTGGCAGTTTACGCTGCAATATTGGCGGCGTCTATCCTTAGTTGTAAATTGATTTCCGCAAGCCTTGCACGTCTTAGTATAGGTCTGATGCTTTGCCGCTAGGTCAGCATCTCGACAGGCGTCGCTGCAATACGCTATATAATGCCGACTCCGGCGGAATTGTTGGCCGCAGTGCTTACAAGTTGCAAGCCCTCCGAGTGCTTTTGGCTGCTTTTCCTTCCATTTAGCATTATTTCGACGCTTGCCGATAGTCCTACAAATATCACTACAATAGCTAAACCCTCCGTGTGCTGCATCAAATTCAAGGCCGCACGTTTTACACATTCGCCGTCCGGTACGTTTTCGGGCTGCTTTCTTTTCCTCCTGTTTCTTTGCTCGTGCCGCGGCTTTTGCCTGCTTTTCTGCTTCTCGTGCGGCGGCTTTTGCCTGCTTTTCTGCTTCTCGTGCGGCGGCTTTTGCCTGCTTTTCTGCTTCTCGTGCCGCGGCTTTCCTTTGCCGTTCTTTTTCTTTTGCCATGGCGCGGTCGGCTTTTATCTGCTGGTTTTGCCGTTCTATAGCGATATTAATCGACATAATAACATTTTTTTCAAGACAGGCCGTGCCGCCTTGGATATATCGCCATCCGGGGCTTTCCCAGTATCCGCCTACGCGCTTCGGCTTAGTTTTGTGCACGCATTCCCCGCCTAAGGGGTTGCGTGTAACATATCTAAAACCTTGCTCCTTAGCCTCCTCATAGTTCACTCGACCTCACCGCCTCTTGTAATAACAGTGCATAAGATACCAGCTTGTCCACGTCCTTTAGTGGCTCTTTATTCCGGAGTAGGTATTTTAAAACATTACCTTTTAAAAATCCCCGGTATTCGTCCGGCGTAAAATCTGCCCTCATGATATCCAACGGCTCGATATCTAATGCGCTATAATGTGCGTCATGTGCAAGATGGCGTTTATCTCCGTCGCCTCCGACTTTATATTGCTCCAAAAGCTCCATAATTAAATCCTCCTCAAATCCCTACCATGTTATAAATCAAGTGCATAAGATAGGTAATTACCAGCCATAATAAGATAGTTACAAGGCATCCTTTATTCATTGTTTCCGCCCTCCTGCTCCGTAATGTCCACTTTACCGGTCATTAACAATTCCAAAAGTGTATTTTGTAACTCTTTCAAATATTGGCTTTCGCAATTATTCAAATAGCGGATATGCTGCATATATAACGGCAGCATCTGCTCAATAATGGTTGATATATCCTTTTTGTTTTTATTTTCAAACTTAAACTCCCCCGCGTTTCTTGATAATGTCAAATACTTATCACCGGTAAGCTCATCCGCACCGAGATGTCGGAGTAACGAATTGACCTCTTTTAAGTTTGTATTTTCAGTACTTTGTAGTTTAGCCGCTTCTAACAGGTTATACTTCTCTGCTACCGTTATGTTAACCGTCAACTTTAACTTATTTTTTTCTTCATAAATACGGTTTAAATCATTGACAATATCTTTTATATCTCGGCGCTCTATCTCGTACTTTGGTATTTCGATAATATCGTACTTTTTAAAATTACAAGCGATAGCCTTTTCTACCTCAACGGTTTTACAAAATCCCGGTATGTTTTCTCCACTCGCTATAGCTTTGACCACGCGGCCTATACAGGCGTCATCATAAATCTTAAACTCTTTCTTATATACTCGATTAGACATATGAGCCTCGCCGCGTTGTGCGCGTATTTCAACAGCAAAATTTTCGGCATTATCGACAAAAGACACTTGCTCAGAGTTAGGGGCTATCACTAAACACTGAGTCCGTATTGAGGTACTATCAAACATATCACCGGCATTATATACAACCGCCCTAATTAACCGATTCCGTTCTAATACCGCCCGGCACTCGTGCTCCGTGCTACTATTTGGGTTAAGTGCTCCGGCGGGTAATATAAATATGCCCTGATCTGTATCTGCCTCTATCAAAGATTTAATAATAAACGCATAATTCGCATTACTCGCCGGGGGCGTTACCGTCTCCCCTTTAAACCAAATAGATACGGCATCCCACTTTAAATTAAACGGTGGATTGGACACGACTAAATCGCATTTAGGCATCACAAGTCCGGTCTCCTTTACAGAACTAAATTGATTTCCTGGGGTCAAGGTATACGATTTATAAATCTCGCCCGCTAATAAATTACCGTGTACTACAATAGCCGACATATTGCGCAAGGCCAAATTTAATAGCAAAAAACCAATTACGCGCCCATCTAATTCCCAACACACAAATTCTAGATTTTGGTTCATTTCCCAACAAGCAATAGATAATGCCCCACTACCGGCGCACGCATCAAATATAGTTTTTACATCATCTGGCGCAAGTGCGGCGGCCAATCGGCCTAAACTTTTAGGTGTGTAATCTTGTTTTTTGCCTGCTCTATCGGCCAACCAAAACTGGTAAGCACTTTGCAGCATATCGCGTCCTTCAACGCCCACAATATCAATATATCGACTCAAATACTCGTCTTTATCTTTCTGTATTAATATCTCCGGCAAAACCTCCGATAACTCCGCTACAGAATCAACCTCGAATATATCTAGTATCTGTTTAGCTGTTTCTTTTAATTCCATTACGGTCGCCACCTCCCCCCTGCCTCAGCGATTAACCAAACAAAGGCGCCCGTCGCAACTAAAATAGCCGTTAAAGGGTCGATATAATCAACGCCACTGACAAGTATTACCATAATAAGTAAATAAATCGCTATGTCCTTAATCATCAATACCTCCGTCTGTCAGAATGCCATAATACAAAGGCGTAAGCGCTAAACCACGCCGTGGGCACCAAGTAAATTATGTCCCCCGTGTATATCATCTTAAGCGCACTCATGCCGCTCGAAATTATTAAAAGAAATATCAAAAACTTCATTTATAAGCGCCCCTCCCAGCTATGAATAACTAGCAAAATCAGCGCAAAAGCTAGCCCCATCCTTATAAAGTAGTCCGTTGTTGATATTTCGTCTCTCAGGTATTGTAAAAGCCCTATACTAATATGATTTACAATACTAACTGCGAATAACGCGGTCAGCACATCCTTAATAATCATTTATACGCGTCCCTCCTTAATTTAATCGCCTCGAGTAAAGCGTTTTGTCCTTTTTCCTTGCGCTCTAGTGCTCTCATAACCTGACTATCGATAGTCCCGGTAGTCAATAAATGATAAATCGTGACTAGGTGCGTCTGCCCTTGCCGGTTGAGTCTGGCGTTAGCCTGTAAATACTGCTCCAGGCTCCAAGTCATCCCGTACCACACTATGACATGGCCCCCCTGTTGGAGGTTTAAGCCGTATCCGGCTGATGCGGGGTGTGCTAGTAGCATTTTAATTTTGCCGGCGTTCCACGCCTGGAGAGTCTCATCGTCGGATAGGTCCACGGCATTCGGAAACGCTGCCTTGATGGCCTCCCGGTCGTGTTTGAAGTTATAAAATACTAAGAGGTTGCCCTCTTTAGCTGCTATTTCTTTTAAGGCGTCCACTTTTCGGGTGTGTATCGTTACCACGTCGCCCTCATCGGTATATATGGATCCATTGGCCAGCTGTAAGAGCTTATTTGATAAGGTGGCCGCACTGGCGGCACTGATTATCTCATCATGTGGCAAAGCGAGTACAAAGTCTCGCTCCATATCGTTATACGTGGTTTCTTCGTCCGGCGTAAGTGTTACCGGTACTGTGCGACTTATGTACCCTTCTTGGGCGGTTATCTGATCCAGTACGTCCTGCTTTTTCATGCTTAGGCAGATATCCCGGATTTTATTATGGATAGCCTTATCCGCCCCTTTTCGCAGCTTGTACGAATAAACGACGTGGCCATTAGTCATAGCCGGCGTGAAATACTTACTCCGGTAAGCCGTTATCGTATGACCGAGTCGCTCGCCGGCATCGAGTAAATACACCTGCGCCCATAAGTCCTCTAGGGTATTCGGCGCCGGTGTGCCGGTAAGTAGCACGATCCGACTAAATACGCCCCGTTGCTTTTTGAGTGCTTTAAACCGCTTGGCCTGCGGGTTTTTAAAATTGCTCGATTCATCGATAATCAGCATGTCAAAAGGCAACTGCCTATACTGCTCACATAACCACGCCACCATTTCGCGGTTAATAATATAAATATCGGCATCCGTGGCCAGCGCCTCCCGGCGCTTATCCTCTGAACCCATAACTTTAACCACTCTCAGCCCTTTAGTGTGGTCCCACTTAGCGGCTTCGGTGGCCCATGTGCTATCGGCTACCTTTTTAGGTGCGATAATTAGCACCTTGGACACCGCCCAGTCATCGAGTAGCGCCTGTATCGCGGTCAACGTGATAACAGTCTTTCCGAGTCCCATATCAAGCATCAAGCCATAGTGTGTATGGTTAAGCAGTGCGTCAATCGCTATGCGCTGATAGTCGTGCGGTTGAAATTGCATGTCTCACCTTCTCCACGTACGCATCGACGCCGGCCAAGCCGACTACAATATCGACGTTGGCGCCTTTGCGTTTTAACTTCTCAATCTGCCGAGCCTGCAAAGGTGAGAGTCGACCGCGCAGAGTTTTAAGCTCTACAAAGTCAACCCGGCCGCCAGGATATATGACAATCCTATCAGGCACCCCTGCGTTATTCGGTGATATAAATTTATAAACTAAACAATCTAACTGTTTTAGGTTGTTTGTCATTCGCTTTTCTATCTCTTTCTCTGTCCACTCCATGAGTACACCTTTTATCTATCTTGAAAAATAACGTCTATGTGTGCCAATGTTGCCAATCTCACGCTACTATATATATAGGTATATGGTATATATACGTTTTTACGCGCGCGTGCGTATATACTAATAAAATATAAAAAATAAAATAATTAATATAATAATTGGCAACATTGGCAACACTATGCCGTAACCCCTTGTATTTATTATTATTTTAGGCGTTGCCGGTACCGTTGCCGTAAGCGTTGCCAATTTGTTAATCGGCAACGCCTAAATGTTGCAAACATCACATATCATTTATTTTTATTTCTGTTATAAAATTTTCCTACCGTTGCCAATTCCAGAATTGGCAACACCTAAAACGGACTGGCAACGCCAATCGGCAACGCCTACACCGAACGGACATAGGCCTGTTGGATGCCAAAATGGCGCCCAAATCGTAGCTTACTTCGGCTAGGTTCCCAGCCCGGCAAACTTTGTAAAATATCATTAATCTCTCGCGCCTGTGCGTTGGTTAAGCTCTGCCTTTTACCTTCAAATAGCACCATCCACAACTCAAGCGCGCACACCCTATCCCGGTCTACGATATCCGCTTTTGCGTAGTCATCATCTACAAGATCTAACTCGCCCAAATTACGGAAATACGTTGCCATGGCTTCCGGAGGCTTTGAATACCAGTTTTCCGGGATAGGTGTATTAAGATATTCCTCAATAAGCCCGATTTTCTCGGACCCCTCCGTGTGTCGTTGTCGCGTATCGTCGGCGTATCGTTCCAACTCTGGAGGCAGCACAAGCGCCTCACCTTGTCGGTAGTACGTTAACGCCTCGGCCCACACCTGCGCCACTTCCTCCGGTGTAAGGTCGTAATATGGTACCTTAGTCTGCCGCTCCGGGTCACCGGATACCGGCCAAAACCGGCGGTTCCCCGTTCTATCTTTTAAAAATAGTAAGTTATTGGTCGTACCGATAAAAACGCACTGCCGGAGGTATTCCTCCGTTCGTTTGCCGTACGGCGCACGGAACCTGTCGACCGTTCGCGATAAGAACGCCTTTACGATTTCCGCGTCATTCTTATACGTTGGCGCCAATTCCGCAAGCTCGCATATCCAGCTCCCCTGTATTTGCTCCATGGCGTCCTTTTGTTTTACGTCGCCGATAGTGTTGTTAAACCAAGCACCGCCCAAGCGTTCGGCTATAAGCGTTTTCCCGAGCCCCTGAGGCCCGTATAGTACTAGAGTTGTATCAAATTTGACGCCCGGATTCATAACACGGGCGATCGCACCACACAGCCATTTCCGGGTTACCGCTCTAACGTACGGCGTGTCCTTAGCCCCTATATAATCAATGAGCAGCGTATCCACTCGGCACTCGCCGTCCCAAATTAACCCGTTAAGGTACTCCTGCACGGGGTGAAACCGGTTATTATTAAATACCTCGGTTAGCCCGTCATCGATAACCCCTCGGCCGACTATCTCGTATACGATACTCAGATAATTTCGTAGGCTGGCGTCGTCGGCATCCGTCCAATAATGCGCCGCCGATAAGGGGCGCCACGGCAAGTCGCCACGTACGGCCATACGGTGTGAAAAGTCATCAAGCGCCATACGTCCGCGCAATTTCGGGTCGTTTTCTAAAATGATACGCACGTTCTGCGCCGTTGATTTAATCGTCAGATTTTTATCACGCTCTAACTTTTTGAGATAATCCTTGTCCAGTCCTTTATCATCCTCACTCTCTGTGAGAATGTCATCGTCAAAATCGGCCATGCGTTCCGCATCGACCGTGGCCACGACGTTAGCGTCTGCCCGGATAAGGTCCGCCATTTTATTGTTTGAGTCTTTGTCATTGCCAAACGTATGGACCCGCACAAGGTCGTAAGCATTGACAAGTTTGCCGGATATAGGGTCGGTGCCGTGATGTGAGTAGGCAAACCGCCCCTCATCGTATACGACTAGCCCGGCGCTCGTGCTGCCCTTAAGATAGGTATACCGGTTCTCGGTGTCGCATGCCTCGTACACGTCTGCGAGGTACTCGGCTATGGCGTCCTCAATCCGATACGTCCTACAAAAGGCGCCGATTAGCCCCTTCTTGGTAAGAGGGTCTCCCTGCTTTTTGGCAGCGTTTAAGCGGATATCGTCCGCACGTTTACTATTTGGCCATAGGCTAACGTCGCGCCAGTCCGCGTATTCCGCGAGTACGGTGTCAACGTCTACCGGGGCGCCGGTGTTATGGATAAACACGGGCTCCACATCTGCCGGCGCTGATGGCCAAAACATTAGGCGCTCTACTTCAAAAGTGGACGGATCAAAATTTTCTATGCCGATATTGCCGGCGATTCGCCGTGCTACTGCTTGGTATTCGTCGGGCGCCATTGCCCGGCTAACCGGTAATATGATGCGGTAACGTGGCGTCTCCGGTGTATGGCTGTGCGTCGAGTAAATGACGTATTCGAGGTCGCTAATTTCAAAATTGAGCGACTCCAGGAAATTAGGCTCCGGACTGTCGGCATCGAGCGTTAATAAGTATCGCTTTTCAACGGCGCCCTTAACCCGTCGCCCCTTGTTTTTAATGTGTCCGCCAACAAAGCCCCCGACGTCCTTTACCTCTGCTTTTTCGTCTTTAGTCATTCGCCTATATTCGGCGGCGGTCTCCTCCGTTATTTTTGATTGGCTTAGTTTCTTGACAAGGTCATCCCATGTCATTTTTTTAGCGCGCCACTGCTTAGCTTGGCGGCTACTGCCAACAGATATAATTACGTCCATTAGTTAGCTCCTCAGGTCTCGCGACGTATCGCGGAGGCCTTTAACATCCATATACTGATATACTGCGTTCTTCACCTCCTCACTTTCAGAGGTGTATACTCCTTTATTATTTACAAGTTTCGCCTGCACTATCTCGTCGCCTCGTATCTCAATGCATACGACGGGCTTACCGTTCTTAGTGCACGCCACGATAGCACACTCGCCCTTAATTACGCGTTTTTTGTAGTTGGCCACGCAATTATGTAGGGCGGTGCCTAAATCGATAAGATCGTGCGACATTCGCGGCGCTATAAACTCATAGCCGTAAATACTGGCATCAAGTGCGCTGTTATCCTTAAGAGGTACGTTTTTACTCTCCTCTTTCGCAAGTATCTGCGCCAGCTTGTCGTGCATGTCGGAGGGCTTAATCTTAACGCCCCAAACTAGCGACTTATCGTTTATATCGCAATAGCTGCCGGCCGTATCCCGCACCATTCGCCACCCGTCGTCCCGGCCGTCGTATCGGGCGAGGAATTGCAACACGTTGCGCGGGCTCCGGTTGGCCGCGTAATCAGCTAAAAACTCCGGTAGCTGTTCCATGCCTAAGTACGGCCGTAGGGCTGTTATGAGTCGGTCCTGATAATCCTTGTTATCGGTTATCCGCTCTGCCAAATATATGGCCTCGATATTAAGGGCGTCGGCCATAATGGCTATGCGTTTAGCCTTTGACTGCTGCTTTATGAGCTTACTCTCAACAGCATCTATATAGGCTTTGCCCTGCATTGTGTCTCTAAATACAGTAAGGTAAGTATCCCAAGTATTGCGCATGGCCGTAATACGGCTCATGTTGGTACTGGCCAACGGTGCCGGCGCATCCGGCGCGTAGGTCTTAAGTATTAGCCGGCTGAGTACTTCTTTCCCAAAAAACCGGGTATCGTTAGAGTTAATCGGATGATACGTATCGCGCACAGGGTATCCTGTATGCTTTTCGAGGCATTTAACAACCGCCTTACGTAACTCCGCCATAACCTCGGCGCACTGTTTCCGGTGCTTACGGACGTTTGATAAACCGTCTAGTCTATTGAGTATATGATTAGATAGTCCTTTATCCACAATCGCCGGCACTTCACCGGGCAGTATAACCGTCTCCATAAACCGAACCCGACTGCCTATCTTACTCCGGAGTAATACCCTACGGCGCTTACAGTCAAACCGGATAGACTCAAATCGGGGCTCTATGGCCCTATATAAATCATCCGTATTTTGGTTATACATGACTGCCTCATACTTGATATTAAAATCTACAAAATGCTTGTACTCTTTGACGCTTAACTCTACTACTAAAGGGATCGCGCCGTGGTTAGCGATAATGTCGCCGACTGTGCGATCGTCCGTATACCCTCTACCGCAATGAGGGCAGGTGTAATGGCTTGATAAATCCGCAGCACCGCGCCAATTAAACATATAAGGAAATACTGCGGCCATGGATTGGCCGCAGTATCCGCAGTATAAGAGCGTCTTGTGTTGGTAGCCCTTATACAGCCGTACTACGTCGTACGCCTTAAATCGTACAGGATACATCAGTCGAGCCAGTCCTCGTCGTCGTCCACTTCATCGGTTGCGGTTTCTTCGATAAGTGGCTCTTCTTTTGGCGGTTCTTCTTTCTTTTTCGGAGCGGCCTTTTTCTTAGCCGGCTCTTTGACGGGCTCCAAAGACGCCTTTACTGGTTTCTTCTCGGCATCCTTAGCCGCGAGCCCTTCGAGCGCTACCTCCCACGCAGCTATGGCGGAGTCGCAATATTCCAACGCCGCCGCTTGCTTAGCAGTGTCCGGCGCTTGCTTTACTAGCTTTTTAGTTTCTCTAGCTTGACTCAAAAAATTCTCAATATGCGATTTACTAAATGTCATAGTTTTATGCCTCCCTTAATCCTTCATATAGTAATTGGCTTCAAACCCGGCCGCGTCGAGGATTAACCCCTTATTCCACTCGGTCGGTTCGGCCATAATCTTAATAACCTCATCCAGTGAGCCAGTACCAAGAGGCGCCTCAATAACCACCTCGTCGTGGATATGAGCACATATTTTATATCCGGCTAGCGTTAGCCGCTCCATGGCAGCTGCTAAGCAGTCACGGGCTACGGCTTGTACAATGTTTTCGACCAGCTTACCGCCGTAAGTTTCTAGCTCCATCCACTTATTAGCGGTCTGGCTCATGCCTTTATATACGATAGACGGGCTACCGAAGCGGTTAGTACCTATGGCCGGCTTAGCATATGCAAGGTACCGGCCTGACGGCAGTAGTATAAATAAAAAGCCTTTAGCTTTTCTAAATCTAAGCCCGCCCTGCTTGATGCGGGCTCGGCCTTCATAGATTGCCTGCTTGGCGGCTGCTTCTACGTCGTACCAAAATTTGACAATCTTAGGCGACGCCTTGCGCCACTTTTGCACGATGTCCGGTAGCTCCTCTTCCGGTATTCCGCCTTCTAAGGCGCCCATTGCAATAAGTGCGCCCGGGCCCCCTCCATAACCGAGGGCCAGTTCCGCGACTTTGCCCTTTTGGCGTAAGTGCCCGTTTATGCCGTGCTTTTCGACCGGCACGCCAAACATGGAGGACGCGGACGCGCAATATATATCGCCGTTCCGGGCGAATACGTCTTGACGCCAACTTTCACCGGCGAGCCACGCAATAACGCGGGCCTCGATTGCGGAGTAATCGGCCACTATAAACCGACACCCCTCAGCCGGTACTAGTGCCGTCCGGATCAACTGACTCAGCACGTCTGGCACATCATCGTACAAGACTGATAATAATTCAAGGTTGCCGGCCTTAACTAGCCGGCGCGCCTCGTCGAGGGTTTGCAAGTAGTTACGAGGTAGGTTTTGGAGCTGTACCACGCGTCCGGCCCACCGACCGGTACGCATAGCCCCGTAATACTGGAGCATGCCGTGGATACGGCCGTCGCTGCATACGGCGTTTTTCATAGCCTCGTATTTTTTAATGGAGGTCTTGCCAAGTTGCTGGCGTATCGCTAATACGCGCCGCACGTCATCCGGTAGGCTGTTTTTTAGTAAATCCTTAACGTCGGCCTTAGTGATGCCGGGGACCTCGTGTCCGAGTTGCCCCTCGACCCATTCCTTAAGCTGTACCGGGCTGTTGGGGTTATCGAGCCCCGTAATCTTACGAGCCTCGGCCATGAGCTGAGCCTTGATGGCTGCGTCAAAGGTGATTGCGTTATTAACTAGCGCCTTGTCTATGGCTATGCCATTACGATTGATAGTGCCATCCACGAGCCACCACCGGTGCTCAAACTCCGGCGGTTTTAGTTTAATCAGCTTTTGCCGTATGGCCTTTTCGACCACCACGTCCTGCCGGTTGTACTCGATATATTCTGCCCATTTGTCCGGCGCATCCGTTGGCCGGTTGCGCGTGCGTCCACCGTTGGTCTTGGTAGGCCGGCACGGCACGGAGAAAAACCTAATAAGGTCCTTACCCCGTTTGTCCTTGGTCTCTGTCAATCCTAAAACCGTCGCCACTGCATCGAGTGACGTTGGCAAGGACTGATACAAGGCGAGTACCGAGGTACACTCCCAATTTTGTAAATCCATATCCGGGTAATACTTATGTAGTGCCGTAATTTCAAAGTTAGCATTAAAGGCCGTCTTGGTAATTTCCGGATCGTGTAACGCCTTGACCACTCTCTCCGGTAGTGGGTCGGTGGTCATGTCGACCACCTCCACCGGTTCATCGTCAAAGCTATAAGCAAAGAGCAGTATTTCAAACGACGGGTCGTCGACGTACCGTTGTGCGCTGTGCTTAATTGGCCATTCCGAGTACGTCTCGACGTCTATCGATAGTGTTTGCGGCTTAGTCAAATACGCTGTCGTCATCGTCGCCGAAATCGTCGTCGTCAAAGTCTGCCTCGGATACAGTAGCGCCGCCTAACTGCGGGCCGTCCTTGATTTTACGCACAGCGAGTAAACCGACTCCGAAACCCTTAGATTGATTTTTGAAATTATAGGCGTAGATATTAACTACCGCCTGCACGTAGCAGCCGCTGTATAATTCTTCTTCAACCTCGAAATCGTCCATAGGGTTTTTGTCCTTGTCATAACATTTTGGCTTACGGTCGCTTTTAGCACTGATAAAGTACTTGCCGTTATATACCTCCGGTTGAGCCGTTACAAAGTCTGCTTCGTCCTCGTCGCCGTCGCGGAGGGGCTCTTTTAAGTCCTTAAATTTTTTATTAAATAACGAGATAACATCATCCTCCGCTCTGAGGCGTTTAATGGCGTCCTGAATACGGGCGGTCGTTTTGTCGTCCTTGTCAAAAATTAATTGGCAGTTATACGTGCGGTTACCGTTCGGGTCCTCGTTGGGTTCCGCGAGGTGCGCGTAGGATAAACGAACTAAACCGGTGGAAATTTTAATACTTTTCATAGTGGATTACCTCCTAAATATCATCATCAAAACTATCAGTTAAATCTAATTCAAGTGGTGGCCGTTTGTCCTCTAATACGGCCAAGGTCGGAGCGCCCGGCGGCTTGCTAATGTGTTGGCCGATCATGGCTTCCATCTTTTTGGCGCCGCCCAGTAGCTTTTGTAATTCAGTTACACCGCGCATCTTAGGCTCCTTAAATATGACATCGTCGCCAATGCCTAAGCCGCGCAGGGTTTCAATAGCTGCATCGTCGATAACTCGGTTTGACCGGCCCTCTACTAATTTGTAGCCCGGCCAAGTCTTGCCATAGTCGACCGCCTGTTTTAGTGCGTACTTTTGTACTGATTCAAGCCAGCTCTTAGCCCGTGAGTAGATATCTAAGATATGGCTGATTTCGCTGTCATTTAACAGCTTAGGGTCTTTACAATCGCCGATAGCGGCTTGCATATCCTCGGCGAGTTTCCGGCACGCATGACGTGCCCGGCAAAAATCACAGTGCGGACCGCTTACGCATTCGCCGGCGCCCTCGTAGGCAAGTTTGGCCGTTTCTTTTATTGATTCAGCCCATGCGAGTAGGTCGTCCGCGGATAGCTCGTCAGTCGTTACCGAGTTAAGGCGAGGCTGTACTATTGTCATGCGTACGGTCTTAATGTCGTACACATAATCATATTTGAGATATGTTCCAAGGGCGTACAGTCTAATTTGCGGATTGTCGACCGCACTCACCGGTTTACCTTTGCCGTATTTGAGGTCGATAACCTCCAGCACGCCGTCCGCAATAATAACCATATCCGCCGTGCCGAACCCCTCCGGTGCGTACTCGCTGTAGTCGATACGATCCTCAACGACAATCCGTGCGGCCGGTGTGATAGCCTTTGCGGTATTGATTTTCTCGATACAAAGGTCGAGATATTCCCGGACAGCTGAGTCCATTTCTTCGTTGTCCGGCATTACCGGATGTAAATTAGTGT